TCACCGGATTCTAATAACGTTGTTCCGTTGGTTCGTACTCTTGAAGCCAAACCAGCCAAAATTCCATCATGGGTTTATGAGAAAGGTTTAATTTTCGATTATAACCGTATTTCACATGCCAGTAACTGGCATTAAAGGAGAGTGATATGTCTAATTATGGTCTTTTTGTAAAAGGTAAAATGCTTGGTGCTCGCCAGCGTAATAAGGTCAATGGTCAGGGATACTATAATGAAATTGGTGTTGGCTTAGAGATTCCTGATGGTTTTGGCGGCACTAAGCAAGACCAGATTATTATTCGTGTATCTCAGGCTCTTGTTAATGCCGGTGTAATGAATCAGGCAAATAATTTTATCGGTAAGTTAGTCCAGATACCTGTATATGTTCGCGTCTGGTCAATGGAGGGGAGGGAAGGAGTAACTTATAACATTTCATCAGATGGCGGCATTACTGAAATAAAAGGCTGATTATGGATACATCAGGTTTCGATATTCAGTTTGATAATCATATTCCTGAAAATGGTTACCGTATTGAAGGTTATTTATGTAATGCGAACAATGCAAAAGAATGTCAGGCAATAATGGTACGTTCTGAACCATTTCATCAAATTGATTATTCTGCAATGGGAAATTACTGGACATTAGGTTTTGGCTCTGTCCTGCTGCTCTGGCTTTTTTCTGTAGGTGTGGGACAGGTAATAAAGATGGTTCGTACTGCTTGAATGCGAACCTTTAAAATGTAATGGAGATAGAGTTATGTTTAAAAAATCGTTAGTTTTCTGGCTGTACCTGCATTAATGGCTGTTTCTGGCGCGACTTTCGCTGCAGAAGGAGCGGCATCAAGTGGTGTTGATTTATCGCCGCTGACGAACAGCATTGATTTCAGTACAGTTCTGGTTGCGATTATGGCCGTTGCTGCTTCACTGGTAACACTTTATGCCGGTGTCGCTGGCGTTCGCTGGGTATTGCGTACCGTTAAATCCGCATAAATTCATTATTCATGGGCGATGCAATATCGCCCGTTTTACTTGAGGTTATTATGGAGATTGAATTATGGAAATTGGGTTCCCTTTTATGGGGGATCGTCTCAGCTTATGTCGTTATTCTTGGGCTAAGAGGCTGACGGTTTATTCCTTTATTTTTTCCTTTCTCTGGGTTTCCTTTCCCCGATATTCATATTCATTTGTACCAGCAATTGCAGCAGTGGCTGCGCGGGCTGTTATTCCTAAAGTCGTTGGCCGGGTGCTTGTTCGTCGCTTTGCTGCCAATGATGCGATTTATACGGCATCACAGCTTACAGCAACCCGTGTTTTTGTTGGCCGTGCTGCGGCTAATGCTGCCGAATACTTGCCTGCTGCCTCATCATACAAAATGAGCGGTGTTGCAACGTGGGCGGGTATTGCTGCTGCTGTATCATCTTTTGTTCCGTCTTCTTTGAGTTCATCTGACGGCTCGGTAATGGTAATGACTAACGGTAAAAAGATTTCCGATAATTTATATGAAGTAACGTACAGTGGTCAAAGTGGTGAAAGTAAGACGATAACCGTTAATTTTGAACCACAGGAATTAAGTCCGGTAATCCTTCATGTTAGTCGTAATAATGTGGATGCGGGTTCTCCAGTTGTAGGTGTTGAAACAGGATATTCCACGCCAGATAATGCACTTTATTATTATCAGGATTCGAAAGAGCTAATTTATTACTATGGTGATAATCCAACTGAAATTGCCAGAAATTATCTTAATGACTATAACTCGCGTACTTATACTGAAACACTAACGAATTTTGAACGCACTGTGACGAATAAAGTTGTCAACAGTAATGGAGATGTCTCCTTTACTGAACAGAATTATAAGTTTACTTATCCTTCCTCATTTTATGAAATTCCTGAGATTACACACTTGTATAGCAACCCGGCCGCATCTTCATTTCCCGCAGGTATTCCCATGTATGAAAATGTAGCAGGGCTTCCCATGTATTACAGCGTTGCTTATTTAACAGCAGGAAAGCAATATCAGTATCACAACACGCCTTGTAAAACGACTAATCAGTCAAATGGTGGATATTCGACGATTTGCGCCGTTCCTGAAAAAGAGGATTACACCACAAAAGATATTGATGAAAAGAGTGAGCTTACTATCTGGACCAATACCAAATATAAAGCCATGACGGAAGTACTGGAGGCCGGAAATATTGAGTCCATGATTGATTATCTGGAGTATCTTGATAGTGTTAGTGTATCGCCAGCACTTCTTGCCGACATGATTAACGAGCTGTGGTCTGAAGCTGCCGTTAATGCCGATTATAACGGCTTACCGTTTAAAGAGGTTTCACCGGCTGAAGTAACTTCTGCGATGTCGGAACTTAGGCTATCTCCAACGTTATTAGATATGCTTTCACCTGTATCTGACAGTGCAGGGGCTGACGTCAATATTGATATTACCATTAATAACAACTCAGGATCTGACACTGGAAATAATGGCAATATAGATTTGGGAGAAGATCCCGGTGTAAAAGAGCCTGAGCTTGAAGAAACGCCAACGGCAAGAGATATTTTAACGCCAATTATTAACTTGTTGCCTTTTACAAACGAATTTAACATCGGCTCTCGTTCAGCATCCTGCCCCGTTGTTGAATTCAGCGTGTTTAATCACCAGTACAGAATTGACTCCCATTGTCCGTTAATTGAGCAGAACAGAAGCGCCGTAGAAACCATATTTCTGATTATATGGGGATTTGTTGCGCTCCGTATTATTCTGAGTGCCTAAAGGAGTGCAACTATGTTTGGGATTCTGATTAGTGCATTAAATACTTTGTTAGGTTTTGTATTCCGGTCATTGATTATTAAATTCGTCGTATTCTTTGCGCTGTATTTTGTAGTCCAGGGCTTCGTTGAAATCCTTGTTGAGTTACTGCCAGATTCAAGCAATCTCTCATCGCTGTTTGCCAATTTATCAGACGGATTCTGGTACTTCATTAACCTGAGTAAATTACCACAGGGGATTAGTATGATTATCTCCGCAATGGCTACTCGTTTTATTATTCGACGTATTCCTGTTATAGGGTGAGTTATGGCTATTTCTGCATATATTGGCATACCCGGCTCAGGAAAAAGTTATGAAGCCGTTTGCAATGTCATTATTCCGGCATTTACCAGCGGCCGGAGAGTTGTGACGAACATTTATGGTTTACAAAAAGATAAAATCACCGAACGTTATCCTGATGCAACGGGAGAAATTATTGTTGTGGATAATGATGATGTGCTTAAAGCAGATTTCTTTCCTTTTAAAGGTGGGGAAGGGAGCTTTTGCCAGTTTGGTGATTTAATTGTTATTGATGAAGCATGGCGAATCTTCGGTAGCGATAAGGATATGACGGCTGAGAAGAAATCATTTATTGCTGAACATCGTCATTTTACGCACCCTGAAACGGGTATTAGCTGTGATTTGGTTATTGTAAATCAGTCACTTTCTAATATTGCTCGCTTTCTGAAAGACAAAATAGAAACAACTTACCGGATGCGCAAGCTGAAAGCGTTGGGCCTGAATAATCATTACTGCATTGACGTATATTCAGGCCACAAAATCTATAAAAGCAACCTCGTCACCAGTTATCGCAATAAATATAACCCTGATATTTTTGAACTTTACAAAAGCTATGAAGGAAATAACGGTAATGAAAAGCAGACAGATAAACGCCAGAGCATCTGGAATTCTGGCAAAGTCAGGTTCTTTCTTGTGCTTTTTCCATTGATGTTTATCGGGTCAGGCTGGCTGATTTACTCATTTTTCAGCACGTTTGGCCGAAGCGATCCCTCGCCAGATTTGACTACAACAGATGTACGTGATGCGGCCATGTTTCGTTCTTCCGCTGCTACTCCCTCAGAACCAGCTGAACCGCCACTTTCAACCGAGTGGCGTATATCAGGGAGAATGACCAGTGAAGGCAGGGCGTTTGTGATTCTTGTTAACGGTGCCGGTGTTTTGCGTGCCGTTCCTGCATCCAGTTTTAATTATAAAGGGATGTTGATGAGCGGAATTATTGATGGTGAGCGTGTGACGCTTTATACGGGGAAAAAATAATGAAAAAGATTTTACTCGCATTAACGCTACTATTTTCTTCATGTGCTTTCGCAGGGTCAGAGCTTGAATTAAATAAAGTCAAGCTACCGGAGGCTATTTCTCTTATTTACAGTGAGGTGCTTAAAGTCCCGTATATGCTAGATCCACAGCTTGTTAATGATGAACGAATGATTACATTCAGGTTAACATCTGATATTGATGAACGGGAATTTGTAACCCGTTATCTTGGCAATATGAACATTCGAATATGGACGAAAAAGGGTGTTGATTTTATCGCGCCCTATACGCCGAAAGAGCCGGTTAAGCCACGTTATACATGGACTTATACGCCTCAGTACCGTTCTGTTGCCTACCTGTCTGATATTCTTGGCGGCTACGTTTCAGGCTCCTTCAATAACAGTGGAGCCGTGATTTCTGACGATTCGCTAAAAGGTTCATCAGGGGCAAGCAACTACATCAATCGAACCGGTGATATTCTGGTTTATTATGGTACGAAAGAGGATATCGCCATCCTGAAAACACTGGTCACTTCGCTGGATACGATGAGTGATGAAGTGGTTGTTTCTGGTTATGTTTTTGAGGTTCAGACCTCGCAGTCTGACGGCTCCGGCATTCTTTTAGCGGCTAAAATTCTGTCTGATAAATTCAATATTTCAGTTGGTGCTGCCGGACTGGATAATTTTATCAATATTCGAACCGGCTCCATTGATGCCATTTTCAATCTGCTGAAAACCGACAGTCGTTTTACTGTTGTCAGTGCGCCACGACTGCGGGTAAAAAATAATGCCTCAGCGTCTTTTTCAGTCGGCTCTGATGTGCCAGTACTGGGCAGTGTTACGGTGAATAACAATACGACAACGCAATCCGTTGAATATCGTTCCAGCGGTGTTTTGTTTAACGTGACGCCATCAATCAAAAGTCGGACAATGGATCTCAAGATTCAGCAGCAGCTTTCCAACTTTGTGACCACTGAAACCGGCGTCAATAACTCGCCAACCCTTATCAAGCGTGATGTAACAACCGAAGTCAGCCTTGCAGATGGTGATATTATTTTACTTGGTGGCCTTGCTGAACAGAAAGACAGTAAGGCCAGTTCCGGCTGGAGCTTCTTCGGTTCCCGTACCAGTGAAAGCAACAAGACTGATATTATGGTGATGCTTCAGGTCAGAAAGGTTGACCGGAGCAGGGCGACGCCCCGCAGCGCCGCGAGGAGCGGTGAACTGTTCCGGGACAACCTGAACTGATTGTATGGATTTTTATTATGGCGTTAACTTTTATGGGGTATGAACAGTACGACATCTTCTAGGTATTCAGTTACGTAGAGGATTTATTATGTCTGTAAAAAATAAGGCGCGTGACCGACTTCCCGGTGGCCGCCTTAAGTCTTATCGTCGTGTAGGTTCACATTTTGCCAGTTGTGCCAGATGGTTTGATAAATCGCCGTCCTGGTATCGCAATATGATGATGACCAGGCCTGAGCGCCGTGAAGTCAGAAGGCTTCTCAATCAGGTAATGCGTGGTCATGATGCTGACGGCATTGCTTTTCCGGTCAGTCATCGTCCGTTTGTTTATTGGTGGTGAATTTCGTACGCACGAAATTTCACGCATAAACACCAGACAAAAAATCGTTAACTGTCTGTTTTGAAAGATAACGCCGGTCAGTGACAAAACTTGTTTTGTTGCTGTCCGGGGTTGGCCAAGCCGTACAGTTTCCATTTTCAGCGTTATGGCTGATTCGGCGCGGCAGCATTCATCGGGCCTTATCATGGAAAAATTCATGACACATCAGGAGCATGGTGATGGCACTGAAGAAGTGGTGTTTGATTCTCGTGTATCAGGTACAGATTTACCAACTAACTGGATGAACAGGCCTGATTGGTGAGGTCAGGCCGTTCACTTACTGCTGACAGACATTTGATTCTGATTCGTTTGGAGAAACGGATGATTTTGAATCACTGTCGATAGTAGCCAGTTGACGGCCAGTGTCAACGATTCCCGCCAGATTCTGCCATCCTTACCATTGGTGCGCATAATGTATATTATGTTAAATTGACTGTGAAGGTCCTTTACTTCACCATTCACATCCACACACAGATAAATCAATACGTTGTGATTTCTGAGTTCATCAAGTCTAACAAACTGCTCGTGGTGTATTTAAACGTTGAGTTTGGGTGTGCGTGGGTTTTCCAGTAGTACTCGTAGCCCTGGCGATATAACGCAAAAGGTAATTTAGCGATCTGTTCATCAGTCAGGTTGGCATCACCGGAGTAAAGCACTTCGCCACCGGCGACTTCCTGAGCTCGTGCATCTGAAGCCTGCTGAAGACGTTGTTGAATAGTATCCAACTGTGAATCCTGCATACCATTGCGCCGTACAAGTCCTGAATTAAACATGCTAATGGTTGCAATCGATTTGAATCGTTTGTCCGTCTCGGCGGCAGCAAGTGAATACCCTCCTCCCCCGCAAATCCCCAGCAAACCAATACGGGTGCTATCAACACCAGGATACTGGCTGATGAAATCAGCCATACCGTGGATATCTTCAATACGATTCGCAGGTTTATCCACGTTACGTGGCAC